ACCACCTTCAGTAAACACAGCAGCTCCACCACTGAGGTCTCCCTGGCTTATCCCAACTTGCCCAAATGCGACTTCTGCTCCAGATGGCTTGGGTTCTGGCTTAGGTGTCTCTGGTAAGTCCAGCCCAAATGGAACATTACTTGAAGTGTAAGTTGGAGTAATACCGAATACCTGAGAACCAGAGAGGCTCATTGAATTCTGGTAGGAGTTCTCTTGTTTCCCTGGGATTCCAGCATCTTCCAATACTTTGTCTATAGCTACCTCTGTCTGTCTGTTCTCCTTGGAAGTTTCTGGATCATCTTTGGTCCCTGGTCTGTATGCAGCAGTAGCAATACCACCAGCAGACACACCAGCAGCGGGGATTACATCAAGTGCATTGAGAAAGATACTTGGTAATTCTTTACTAGTCTCTTGCGCTACTGCCTTGAGGTCTTTTCCCTCATCCATCTTTGTAGCGACAAGATTTGTAGTGTTCTGAGTAACTTCATCCAAGTACTCAACTGGCATTTCCCTTAGACCAGCGTGGGCTCCGGCCTCTAAGCGAGAAAGAACATTACCAGCTACCCCTTTCCTAGTGGCTACCCCTTTAAATGCGTCATCTCCAAGTCCTAGGGATTTCGCTACGAATGAAGAGTTAAGCACAGATGTCACTACGAACTGAGTAGCAAATGCTTGACCAGCAAGCGTTGGGTCCATGCCTTTACGAATGTTCTCTTCGTAGTTGGGCAATGCTGTCTCAGCACCCATAACAGTACCGAATACTAGAGGAGCAGCAATACCCCCGGTCAAGGACGCAGCAGCATAGGCTACACCCATATCACGGAATGTTGGGATCAGAGTACTAGCTATGTATTTCGGATCAACTAGCTGAGCTGGGTTCTCCCAGATATGGGGATACACAGCAGCAACTTGTTGAATCTCTTCTGACTTATTCCTGTAGTAATCAGTCGCAGTAGTCCCAAGTTTCTCTGCTATAGATGCTACTTTGTCTATGCTTTCAGTTATTGCTCCACCTACATAAGTCTGAGCAGCAGTGAATGTCCCTGGTTTTTCTTTGTTTCTCTGTTCTCTGTACGCTATACCTTCATCAGATTTAAAGACATTACCCCCAAGCTGAAGCACAGTACCGATATTCTTAGCAATTTCAAAGGGAGCTTGCTTAATATCATCCCACATGAATTCTAGAGAACCGATGTCCTGGGTTCTCTGGTATTCCCCAGCTTCGTCTTTTCTATAGAACTTCTTCTCTGGTTTGGGTTTTGTCTCCAGAGACACTGGAGCCTCAGTGGTAGCTAGAGCACTCTCTATATCTACTGGAGGTTGGTAAGTCTCTGGTTGTTCTTGGGTCTTCTTAAGCTTCTCTTCCTCTTCTGTATTCATTAGAGACGAAGCAGACCAGTCCTCTTCCCAAGGCAAAGCGGTAGCTTGGGCCTCTGGTTCCTCTAAGGCAACTGAACTCCAATCTTCTTCCCAAGGATTCATATATTAAATCTTTTCCCAAGAATTCTTATCGTTAGGGTTTCCACCTTTGAATCTGTAGCCATTCCGAACTGTACCAACTGGGACAGAAACTGTCTTGGGAGAGCTTGGTGCTGACTCCCCTAGAATTTCCCTAGTAAGAGAGTTTACCATATCCTCTCTATTCTTTGCTGGTATCTCTGGTTTATCTTTTGAGAAAAGACCACCACTCTCAGCAGGAACTCCGGTAAATAGGGTCGGGTCTTCTTTCTCCATCCCTGCTACAATCTTAACAGCTTCTTTCCTAGCCTCTCCCTCAGACATTGGCTTATCAGCTATCTTGACATCAGGTGGTAATGCTCCAGCCATGTTCAATGCAGCCTTGTCAGCGGTGGATACTTTATCCCAGTTGATTGCGTCTGGATCATCGGTCTTTTGCTTCTGAAGTATACCAATCATTGTTCTCTGGGCTAACAGGGATTTCTTATCAAAGTCAGTCATCTTCGTTCCACCACCTGCTGCATCAGTCCTAGCTCTTAGCTCATCAGCAGCAACCTTCCTCTCTTCAAGAGACATCTTCTGACCAAGCAACGCAGTCTCAGCAGTGTTCTGAGCAGCAGCTGCCTTAGACGCTTCAGCGGAAGCTTTGGAAGCTTCGATGCTTTGGCGTCCCTGCATGATGTCCATAGAAGTTGCCCCCTCTGGAAGTACTACGTTCCCATCTGAACCCATAGTGGCTTGGACTAGATTCCCGCTTGCATCTACATATTCTTTGTTCATCTTCTGTAAGCCAGCAGAGTACTGAGCCAACTCTTTGGACTTCATCAACTCAGCTTGCATCAAGAGTTGCTTACGTTCCCACTCTCTCTGTTCGTCTGCTTGCTTAACGTACTCTCCACTTGCTCCACCTACGAATCCTGCCAACGCTGCACCCCATGCTCCCATGATTACTTACCTCCCATGAAGACTTCTGCACCAGTACTAGGGATATTAGGTTTCCCTTGAGTCGGTACTGCGTTTTGCATCCCAGTTAGTGCAGTGCGAGTCTGCTTGTTCTGATCCTTGAGCATCTCATTCTCAGTTCTTAGGGGACGCTCTATGTTCTGCTTCCTCATATGATCTACCATTTGCTGAGTAGGTTTCTCTGAACCCCCGTGGGCTGTGACCAGTTTAGACCCCTCTTGTTTCATGTTATCTGGAAGTATGGTTTCTATCTTACTCTGTAGCTCAATCGGATCAATCTCTCCACTCTTAAGTCCAGCTTGGATCTCATCCTGCATGACCTTGCGAAGCATTGATTCAGTCTCGTCTTCCGAGACATCCTGAGGTATCGCTCCCATAGCCTGAGCCAACTCCATTGTTTCACTGAAAGCAGTGAGACCAATAGCCAGTTTAGTGTCTAAGTCAAGAGGCTTCTTAGTGTCTTTCTTAAGGAACATTTGTAGCTGCTTATAGATCGAAGTAGCAGCCATCGGGACAGTCTTCTGGTAATCTTTGCCAGAGACCATCTGTTTTACTGAAGCCTTAGTCTTGTCACTGTACATAAAGTTAATGGTCATAGCCTTTATGTCTTCTAGTTTCCTCTGAGTAGCTGGGTCAACATCTTGGTTCTTACTGGGGTCAACCATAGCTTGGAAGCCAGTCGCTCCCTGGTTCCCTTGGCTCTCTGGTTTCCCTTGGCTCCCTGGATTCCCTTGGTTCTCCTGGTTTGTCTCCAGAGACATTTCCTGGTTGTTCTCTGGTTCCTGGCTCTCGTTATTCATCATAGTTTCTTCCATCTTATTAGCCCCCTAGTACACTGAAGCCAGTCTGTCTACGTTGTGATCCACCACGTTCTCCTTCCCCGATACCAGTATTCCTAAACTCCTTGGGTAAATCAACGTCCATGTCTCTATAAAGCCCACCTAGTTGATTCCCAGCTAGAGCCAGTTGGTTTGTGTAACCCCCCAGTTTCGCAAGTCCCTCTGTCTCTTGTTCAGCTAATTGCTCTGATGCAGCTTCCCATTTCTTCGCTACTTCAGCATAGGCCCCTTGTTTGATTTGTTCTGGCATATTAGCAAAGAGTTCATGCAACTCTTTACCGTATCCATTAGGATCAACATACAAGTGCTCTACTCCAGCTTCATCTTTATAACTACCCATTCTCCATGGAGAGTTCTTCATCTCTTCATGTCTCGGGTCGTTTGGATCATGGAAAGCTTTCCATAAATCATCCCAGACAGAGTAGGGTATCTCGTACTCAGCTTCAGCAGCAAATGGACCTTGTACTAGATTCCCGTTATCGTCTAGTGATCCAGTTGGAGCACCCACTGCTACCTTGACTCCTTCTTTCTCTAAGATTTCTGAGTAGAGTTTATCTACAGTAGAGTCCACTGTCCCCAGGTCTTTATGTGCTGCTGCTACATCTTTCTCAAACTGGCTAGCAGCGGTACTGAGCTGATTCTGAGCATCTAACCACTGGTTCCCTACGTTCTCAAACGCTTCTCCGTAAGGAGCTGTTGAAGTAGGAATCCCAAGAGACCCTAACCCAGTTGGAGGAAGTTGTCCAGGTCCGTTGAGAGCTAGGGGTTGTCCTTGGGGGATCGTAGGAGTTCCAGATGTACTGGGGGTAGCTCCATAGGTTCCATTCCGTATCCCTACTGGAGGGTAGTTCTTTAAGAAATTCATTATGCACCCCTCAGCGCAGTGGTCTGAGTTCTGAGTATCGGTCTCTGCTGTACTGGAGCAGTTACCATAGTCCCTGGCTGAGTCGGCTTAAGTAACTCTGCTTTCTCAGTCTGAACACCTTGACCACCAGAAAGCACTGCACCTTGCAACCTACCCCGACCTCTGCGAATGCTCTCTTGTTCTCTGAGAGTTTGGATTTGATCTTCTTGCAACGCTTCCTGTAGCTTGAGCTTCTCAGTAAGATGGAAGTTAGAAGCCGCAGCAGCACTGTTCATTGACATTGCCATCTGAGCCTCCCGGTTCTTAGCCGCCTCTGAGGACTGCCATTCTCTGTTCTCCTCTGCTTCCCCGGAGCCCATGTAACCCTCTGCTGCTTTCATAAGTCCAGAGGCAACCATTGTCTCACCAAGTCCCATTCCACCTGAACCACCAAGGGTAGCAGCAGCACCCCCCTCAAGAACGCCCTGAGTCATAGAGCCAGGGGCAACATATCCAACTCCAGAGTTTGCCATTACACCAAATCCCGCCTCTCCAGCTTGTGTCCCAGCAGCAGCCGCAGCAGCACCTTCTCCACTAATCATGCCCCCAATGCCTACTCCGAAGACGCCACCTACCACTAAGCCACCTACTGCTCCAAAGAGCATCCCCTCTAAGATGTCCCCTCCAGTAACAGCAGCAACTAGCCCACCAATGGCAGCTCCAACAGCAGCACTGATAGCTACACCTGCTACAATAGCAGAGAGTGAAGTAGCAGCAGTACCGAACCCCATGGCAAAACCTATAGCTCCAAACCCACCAAATACAGGCATACTTATTCTCCGTTCTCTTGTTCTAGTTTAGTTAACTTGTTCTTCATCTCATCGTACTTATCAATTCCAATCGTGTATATAGTAGTATCTGACTCCCTACCAGCTCGTTTCAGACCCATAGCTGATCTTAGAAAGATACCGTAGTGCCTTAGGTCGCTTGGGATCACTGCTATCAGTGCTTCCATCTTAGTATTGTCTGCCATCCAGAGGCCAGTTCTTAGGAGAAAGAGTTTCAAACCAAGGCCCCTCTCCGCTTCATCTGCAAACGTGTGTACTAGGTACCAAGGAACTGCTCCAAACACTGGCTCGAAGGATAACAGAGACTTCCCAGAGTCACTAATGAACACATAGAAACTAGGATTCCTAAGCTTCAGAATCATGTCAGCAGAAGCATTAGGGTTCCCAGTGAGCCCTCGTACAATATTGATGACTGTCTGTGAGTGATTCCAGTTAGCTCTGTAAAACCCAGTACCCATGTTTTGTTTAGTATCCAAGTATTCCCTCCGATCCCATTAGCTCTAGTAGAAGCTTCCGCTAGTCCCCGGTACCCCTGCATTCCAAGTTTCCCTTAGAGTCCAGAGGTAGTAATCATCGAAGAGGCCCACTGAGTCAGTAATGAACTTCGTATTAGCAGCAGCGTAGCCCATGATATCTTTACTGAAGAATGTCATCATAGCTGTTTTAGCGTCTGCTCTTTGCTTGTTTGAGTAGATAGGCTGAGTGTAATCATCATTGCCATCTGCGTCTTTTCTGTAGCCCCCTGCTGGTTCCCCTTGTGAAAGCAGCCACCCTCCAACGAAATCAGGGTCTTGCATCATGTTCATAATTTCTCCCTGGGTTCCAGAGACTAGATTCGCTACTAGGTTCTGTGTCTGCATCTGGGTCTGCTGATCAAGGTCCATCGACTTCATGAGAATGTTGAGGTTATTCCTAGCATTCTCCATGGTACTCTGGCTCCAGTGATCCATAGACTTAGACATCTGAGTTAGGAATCCCTGCTCTATAGTATCATTAGATTTAGCCGCAGCATCCATTAGAATATTCATCTGAGTATTCTTGTTTGCCATGGCCTGATCCAGAGTGTTCTGGTAATGCTTCAGATCAGCAGTGACTACTCCATCAGCGATGTTCTTGGAGATGGCGTTATAAGTATCCTGCTCTTGTAACGTAGCTTTAGCATAGGTCTCTGCGTCCTGCTGAGCAATCGGAAGCCCGGATTCAATTGCTGCTCTCCTAGCTGCACCAGCAGCCATAGACGACCCCAGTAGCCCAGAGGCCGCTGCTTGTTCCTTAGCTTTGTTCTCAGCGTTCTTGATGTAAGCTGAGTCGGAACTAAGTAACTTCTCTAACTGCCCCTGCACAGTTGCTGCCCCCCCAGTAGCATCTATCATTCCAATTCCAGACTTTACCTGAGCAGATTGGTTGACTGTGCCTAGGTTCTTGGAATCATAAGTACCAGTCGCTACGTTTGCAGCAGTCCTGGCCTCTTCTGCGTTAGCTGTACCCTGGTCTCCAATGGCTCCAGCCCCGGCTAACGCTGTGCCTGTTTGGTCTGGAGCAGTTGTCGAAGACTGAGTTGGGTCAGTAGCAGTGGCTTGGGTACCAGAAGTCTCCTGAGTATTTGTTGTATCCTGAGTGTTAGTGAAGTACTGAGGAGAAGCATTGGCCTCAGCTACATTAATTTCTTTATCCGGTGTATACCCAGTAAGAGCTGTTACTTTCTCAGCAGGTTGTAGTGTTAAGTCAGTTGTTGCCATATTCTTTTTCCTAAACTAATAGTTTTATAAAGCTACTTCAGCAGTCCAGTGGTATAAACAGTTCTGAGCAGTGTCCCCACCAGTGATAGTAACATCTGAAAATCCTTGAGTTCCTATGTTATCAGCAGCAGCTACTTTGTCTCCGTTGTTTGTAACATTACCGCTGTTACCAGAAGTTGGAGCATAAATAGTTACTGTTGGAACAGCAGATTTCGTCTCTTTGAATTGACTTCCTTTTGTCCAAGTAGCTGAATTCCTTGTAGCAAATTCAGAGATAGCCCCATCATCATCTGCTGCCCCCGGAACAACATCCGTATCATAACTTTTTTCATAGAAAGCTTGACACTCTCTTAAATACTCACTAAAGGATTTTCTCTTTATAGTCTGTGCAGAACTACTAGAAGTGAGTTGGACAGAAGATATAGAGACATAAGTGGTATTAGATATACTTATCCAGTTTGTAGCAGTAGTAGAACAGAGATTATCTGTAGCATCACTAACCCAGGAGTCCAATGTGCTAGTCTGGTAATTGCTTCCCCCATATGCAGCAATGCATAACTCATCTACGACAACAGAGTTATTAATATTGTTTATAACTACATTCTGTGTAACACCTGTGCTAGTGTACTCAAAATCAGAAATATAAGAGTATGGAGAAACTAGTATTAAACCAGATAGTGAAACAGAAAAGATAGTTCCACTTGGGGCATTAGAACTTATATTAAAAGATAAAGTAAAAGGTCCAGAAAAAGATATCTGAGAGGATTCAACTGAAGAGAATTTATAACTAAAAGGTTTAAAAAACTCATCTGCTGCTACAGTAGTTTCTTTAGTAGTAGTAGTAGCTTGCAAGTAGGCCCTACTGGCATCAGTATAACTTGATCCAAAAAAACCACTAATTTTCTGTACTGTAGCTACTAATTCATCCGTCGCATCTTTCCCAGTCCTCCATCTATCTGCTGTAGAAAGATAACTTCCAGATGGAGATGTTACTGCTAAACTCCCATTTCTTTGATCTACCATCATTTCTTGATTTAATAGAATATTTGGAAAATACTCTCCAGTACTACTAGCTACAGAGGCATCAACATAAGTCTTAACAGCTTGTTCCGAAGGAACATCTGTATCAGAGTTTCCAGCCATAGTTCCATCTGTACTAAGTGTTCCAGCTACTTTAGTATCAGCATATGTCTTTACTGCTAGTTGGGATGGCACCTTTGCATCACTAGCTCCTGCCCCGTCTAAGTCCGTAGAAGTGTCAAGAACAGCAGTTGGTTTAGTTGCTAATCCGGTGTCTACATAAGTCTTAACTGCTTTTTGAGAGGATACATTAGTATCTAGATTTGCAGCTAATGTCCCATCTGTGCTTAAGGTAGCAGCAAGTTTTGTAGCTAATCCAGTGTCCACATAGGTCTTCACTGCTTTCTCAGTTGGGATATCTGTATCAGTATTCCCAGCAAGAGTTCCATCTGTAGAGACACTATTGATGTTCGCAGCAGCGTCATTAACTAGAGTCACTGAGTACTCTGCTGGAGTTGCAGGAGGGACAGCAGCAGTGTATCCTAGGGTGACTGGGGTAGTGAGTCCAGTGTTGTCTAGAATACCACCTGTGAACACTTCAGCAGCTAACAGAGTAATGTCATCTTCCACTAGATTGAAGGAATCCGTTACATCGTCTACTACATCATTAATATCTGTCTCAGACGAGACAGTACCATTGGCTACATCCAGAGATGTCCCAGGATTAAAAAATCTATTAGTACCCACTTGCTCTATCTCCTTTTCCTATTGTTCACTGAGTAATCCACAATCATGTTGTGTAGAATGTGCTGATTCAAGTATCTGCTTGAGTGATTCATTGCAAGACTCATGTTGGTCCCGTAGCCAGAGATGTTAATTCCAGGGCGTTCCACTAAGCTTTTGCTCCTCCAGAAGAAAGAACCCCAGTCTCCCTTGGCCCAGAGAGACGAAGAAGACATAGTATCAAAGAGACTCAACGAAGTATCCTGAGAATTGTTAATGAAGTTCTCTTTGTAGTCATAGTTCACTTTGTAGTTGAACCAAAGATGGTAGTCATCAGCGTCTATTTCAAATATGACCTTCCTAAAGCGTTTCCAGTACCTAGCACCACCGTAGCTATGGAAAGAGGTTTCTATAGCCACTGGTATGTCGACTCCATCAAAAGATGTACCAGAGTCCATCTTGTAGACGTAGTTAGTAGAGGACACGAAGTATTTCACTATGTTCCCGCTAGCATCTTCTCCAGTAACCACTTCTCTCACTGGTATCTGGTACTTACAGAAAGTAGCCCCAGCTAGTTTTCCCTCTGCATCAAACGTAAAGATTATCCCTGAGCCGTCTTCAAAGAAGAGTCTATATTGGTTACTCTCTTTGTCAATCATAGAACAAGTGATCGTAAGTTTCTTACTCTGGAAAGTCTTGTTCACCTTTTTAGTTAGAGCTACTGATTCAAAGTCTCCATACTTATCGGTAGCTTGGAAAGAGAGAACCCCTCTATCATCTGCGTAGACAATATCACTAAGTGCTCTTTGTATAGTACCCTCAATAGCTCCAGATGACCTAGAGAATACCTTTGATGTCATAGTAAAGTCTGCACTAGCTTCTATCCTGCTGTAGAACACCTTGATACTGTTTCTCATAAAGCAGATCATAGTATCCTCTGGGCCTTCAGTGAATCCCACTAGTTCATCCCCAAGGACTACTCCTGCCCCAAATCCTCCAGAAAAGTCAGTAGGAGAAAACGAAGCTGACATAAGGAGTTGACCACTAGTATACCCTAAGACTACCCGGTTAGCCCAGACCATAGTGAAGGATGGGTACTGACCTGCATCTGCCATCTCTAGGATAGCTGTGTCGGTTAGTACTTTGCAGGTAGTCCCATCCCAAATCCGAGGTAAAGAAACCCCATCAACTAAGATCAGGACTGAAGAACCACTATCAAATCCATCTATACGGTAGTCAGCCCCTTTGAGTGTCCCCCCGGTTCTCATTATCTCTGAAGTATATGTAGCTGACTCTGGGGCATTTGGAGTGATACTAGTATTCTGTACCCATCCAGAAGCGGAGTCATTGTATACCTTGTTTCCGGCTTTAACGTATATCTTATGGTCTTCCGAGAAGTATGCTATACCACTTGGTTGGAAAGCTAATGAAGGAGGCTTAATGGTTGCTCTCTCCAACTCCCTGGACCTGTCATCATAGTTTATTGTACTGTACCCAGGATCAGAGTAGGGAAGCGTAGGAATGTCATAGTGCCCAAAGTATCTGTAGGAGCCTATGTCTATTCGGATTGCATCGAAATAACCGTAGGTGGAATCAGTATCAGCCGCTGGTACAGTAGAACCTACAGTCAGAGCGTTTGTGTTGGATACTAGATCATCTGTACCTGTAATCTCTGCTACATCAAATGTGCCATTCTCTATAAGAGTTTCCCCGTTAACTAAGAGTCTAGTGGTCCTGGTCCCAGCTACCGCTTTGCTAGTGAGCACTACATGGTACTCTCCTCCCGGAACAACTTTCTTAGAAGTGATTACTGTAGTTGTTGAGGGGGCTATGTCTGAGATGCTAAAAGCGAACCTTAGGTCAGTTCCATCTGTGTCACAGTATACTTTAAACAATCCAGTCTTGTTAATAAGGGTGGAATCTACTGTCGTATCCAGGGATGCATGAGCTTTGAACCGAAGTTCTACTGTAAAGTCATCCCAAATTGGGTCTATAAAACCCAACGCATCACTCATTGAGAGCCCACCTACATGGTTATTCACAAAGAAGGAGGTATCTTTATATTTCGGATAAAAAGAAAAGGTCTCTGGCTCTGTTACAGAGGTACCAGTGAAAGTCTGAGAACTAGCTAGATCAGTGAACCCAAGAGTTCCATCTGATTCCAGTAGGATCACTGCATCATCATTTAAGAGCCCGTAGTCCCTTAGGATCGGAACATCTACAGTAGAGGCCAGAGTAGTCCCATCGTATCTCTCGAACCCCTTGAGTGAGACGTAGCCCTTTGCTGGGCCATCTGCTTCCATGTAGTTCTGGCAAGCGATCAGTTCCCCTGGTTTCAATTCCAGTTGGGTCTCAGACTCGTTTACTCCTCCAGTAAACTGGACTATCTGGTCCCTGACCTGTGGCATTGTAATCTTGTTGGGTCTCATTACGCTATCGGCCTCTTCTTAATATATCTCCCAGGGACTTCTGATCTCATCATTTGCCCAAGCATTTGAGAGTACTTCATGGAATACCTTTGCTCCAGCACTGGTTCCCCAAGGTACGAAGCTAGCTCAGAGACGGCTCGATACACAATCAGCATATGCCATTCATAACGAAAAGTAGGAGTATCGGTATTGGAACTCAGTGACTCTAGTTTCTTAAAGTAATTGAAGTCTACTACATAAGCATCATTGAGCTTATTAAAATAGAGGTCTTGGGAGCTAGGGATTATCGTGTACGCATAGGGCTGACTCCCGGTGCTCTGCTCTGTATCTGTGAGTGTAGCGAAGTTGACCGAAGATACTTCGATTCCCTCTCCATCAGTAAATGCTCCGTGGACATCTTCTACATAGAAGTATCCAGCAGCGTCCCCTCCAGCGAAGGAACCAGACGAAAGAGTAATATCGGAACTAATGGTCGCAGTAGCACCACTGGTATCCCCAACGATGTCTACTCCGATCTCTAGAACTCCTACTCCACCAGAAGTAAAGTTTATCTTGTAGTCATTCTGGCTAACTGGTGTAGTCAGAAACCTGTCGTAAGAATAGAGCCTAAGCGGGGCATTGTCATACAGCAACATGGACTTGTCATGATATCCAAAGTCTGTCAAACCCCAATCCGTAGATGGACTATAGATTTGCTTTGTTTCATCTATCTTAACAAAAGAATGGGAACGCCTAAACGTAAAGTCCGGGCGTTCCCTTTGAATGTCTTCCCATGCTTCCGATACTGCTTCAGCTACAACTAGCTCGAAACCAGTAGCGGTGGATACTGAATTGAATGCTCCACTTTCTCCAACTAGACGATATGTAGATTTACACATATCCAGATAGTTCATAGTGGAACTCCTTAGTTAAGATTATACAACATAGCCCCAAAGTTCAATAACGATCATACCAGCAGTGTAAGTACCTACCACACCGGCCTCACCATTAATAAGGTAAAGGTAACTGTCAACAGCCGGAGCTGTGGTAACATTTACTGATCTTCCTTTGACCCATGCACCATTTGAATCCAGGTTAAGAACATACCCAGCCAAGCCAGAGGCATCAGCATCATATGCACCAGTAGCAGCAGTAGACGTAGCGAGGTTAATGTCATCAGCCCCAGTAGCAGGGGTTTCAGCACAAGACATACGAGCTTTGAACAAGAGACCGTTTACAGCAGTAGTAACCCTACCAATATGGCAAGCCCCAGTGTCACCGATGACATCTAGATCAGTAGTTGTACTCTTGGCACCAGTAAGGTCTACATAGATCACAGTCTTAATAACATCACCAACACGGTTAGTTATAGCCCTATAGTCAGCAACAGTAGCTGCCATTACTGTAGAGGCATTCATAGCATCACTAGTGATATCTGCTACCTGATTTAGCTCTGTTACGCTAGCGGTAATGCCGTCTAGTGCATTGAGTTCACTAGCAGTTGCAGTTACCTCAGTACCGTCTAGCCAGAGCCGACCGATACCTAATTTACTAATTGTATTACTCATCTCATTTCACCTTTGTTATTCTTTAAATTTTACTGCTCGTTTACCAGAAACTTTGGTTTCAGTCACCACTGGTTCTGGGTCTTCCTGAGTTGTCTCTAGAGACGCTTCAGACTCTTTTGGATTTACTATGATTACTGAGTTCTCAGGTACTTCAAAGTCTTCACTGTGGTTCAACACATCAGTAGCCTTAGCAGCATCCATGTAATCATGATAGAACTGACCCCGCTCATACTCTACACCGTAATTGTTGTAATGCTTCTCAGACACACAGCAATACTTCTTAGCTTCCCTACGGTAAGCCACATAGAAACCCTTACCGTACTTCTCTTCTTTCTTTGCGTTCTTTAGTGCCATTAGTTTCTCCTCCAAACAGAGAACCCTGACTCCGTGTTTTAAGCAGAGCCAGGGGTTAGATTAGTTGTTACGCGGTATGAACCATCCAGTCAACAGTTACGAGACCAGAGGCGACTACACCACCAGCAGCTTCACCACTAGCAGCCCAACCATCAGCGATGTTTAAGTAGCAGTCAGCCGCTCCAGTGAGAGCAGTGGGGGTAGCAAGAGCAACATAATTGTGCTCAGCAGTCCCGTTTACATCGTTCACGGTCTGACCAGTCATAATATCCTCAAAGGTAGCAGTACCAGAGAGAACAGATACAGCACCGGAAGCGATCACAGACCCAAGACCAACGTCCGGGGTATCGGCTGTAATGTTCCCGTCACTCTCCTGAAGAGAGAGAGTAAAACCAGCACCAGTGACCGTTACGATATCAGTAGCAGCGATATAGGCAAGATCGTCATTAAAGCCAAAGAGCTTTACACCGAAGCCAAGATCAGCACCACCAGCGATAGCCGCAGCATTAACGGGGAAATCCACAAGACGCACAGTAGTACGCATCTGACCCCCGCCAAGAGAGAAGTGATTTACATCTTTAGACATTTTATTAGTCTCCAGTTAGGGTTAAGAAGTAGCGACCATGTTAACCAAACAAGTTGGCTGAACACACTGGCGACCATAGACAAAGAGAGTACGCCAGTATTCACCGAATGAATCCGGGATACGGAGGGTCTCAGTCTTTGTGATCTGAGCAGCAAAAGAAGCCGCCTCTTTAGTTCCAGCTACAATATAAGTATTGCCAGCTAGGGTATAGAGGTTGTTGTTCTGGTAAACATCGGTACGATCAATCCGGCCAATGAGACCAGAGCGGATTACACCAGTGCTGTCGCCAGTTACGTCTGCCCTACGAAGATCACCGAGCTTCAACATGGAGCTGTACCAAGCAGGAACTACTACAAAGCGGCCCTCACTCGGAATGTTCGCTTCGTCAAGAACCTGATTGATCTGCACGATGTAGTCAATCGCATTGACCGAAGTAATCGTCTCGGGAGCAGCAGCGGTACCAAGATCAATGTTGTTGCTGATAGCACCAGCAGTAGCACCAGAGTTGTTTGAGTCCGCAGCAGAAGCCAAGTACTCAAGCACTTCCTGATCTACTTCAATTTTGATACGCTCAGCAGCATCCTTGGCAAACATAGAGACCAAGGGAAGGTCACTCTGAACCGCATCAATGTCGTCAATACGGAAAGCAGAGTAGAGACCCTTGTCAATCCGCATTGTCAAGGAATCAGTCTCCGGAACTTCGTAGTTAATAGTCGTACCTACGGAGTAAGGAGAAGTCGAGATCGTAGGAGTCCTACGGATAACGATCTGATCGCCCTGAGCTTTGATCTGACCCTGATAGTCAGTGTTAGTGATGCTAGTCCAAATTGAGCTAGCGTAGAAGTTCCTAAGAACCTTGTTTGCGTAAAGCTGGGGAATGAAGTTGTTACCATCTCCGCCCCAAGAACTATAATCAGCGCCAGCGTATGCCGGAGCAGCACCCACATTGGGTGGACGAGTTGATCCTACAGCCATTTTAAATCTCCATTATCGTTTGGCTGATCTCTGTTGCAGAAGCGTTTCGTAGTACTTATCTATCTGCGCTTCTATCTTCTGAGCTTCAGCCGGGTTATCTTTATATCGGCCCCTTGCGGAGTCATCATAGAACTTATTGATAAAATTCATATCAATGTTCGATTTGTTTCCTGGTTTACCTGGGATTTCTACGCCACTTCCGGTACCAATCGGAGTGATATGTCTGTCGAGGTTACTAGGAGCCTTAGAGCTTTGAGTATATCTATTAAAGAAGTCTGCAACACGAACAGCATCCCTGGCCGCTTCAGCCTTCTGGAGATAATACTTACGAGTATACATATCTCCTGGGTCGGGCTCATTAAGCCAAGCTACGAACCTCTGATCTGAGTTAAGCTGTTTATAATTCCGACTCAGTGACTCAAGCCGACCAAGGAACACATCGTATTCCTTCTGTCGTTCAGCTACTAACTGAGCTTCTAGGTCTTTCTGCCTCTGATTCTCGGACTGCTTTAGCTTCTCTTCAAGAGGTTTGATTCTTTTCTCTTCAATAGTTTTGACAGCTTTCTTTACAATATCTAGCCCGTCTTGGCCAAAGACTCCAACTTCTTCTTCAGAGAACTGCCCCTCGAAAGGGTCTTTATTCTCTTGTTTCTCAGTTAGCATCTTCTCAAATTGAGTCATTCTCTGCATAACAGAATTCAGACGTTCTTTGAGATTAAGATTCTCCAGACGGAGACCATGCACTGTTGTATCGGTTGAGGCTTTATAGTTAATAAAGCGTTTCTTCCAATTGGTTCGTTGCTGTCTTTGCTCTTCAGAGTCCTGTTCTTCGATTTCTAGTGTATCTATCTCAACTTCCGTTGCCTCTGGCTCTCTCAAGCCTTCGGTTACACTAGTTGCTTCCTGTACTTCTTCTGTGTCAGTAGCGACTTCCCCGGGAGCCGGGTTACTAACAATACTCTCAGCTTCTTCGTCAAGCTTCTTAATAATGTCTTCAGCACTCATTTTGGTTTCTCTCCTTTGCTAAGTGATTCTTGTGAGCTACAATAGTAGGGTTCACTCTGAGACTTGCATTTATGACAAGAACTCCTTTATTGCTAGCAGGGCTTGAACATATCCCTGATACAATCTTGTATCCTCCCTCTGCATGACCAGAATCTTAGTCTGTTCGTCTATTGTCTGGTCAATGACACTAAGCAGAGACCTCATATTCCCTGCTTTACTGTCGCTCCTCTCTATTTGGGTTGCCTTGATTTTCATAGGCTAACCGTTTCTTTCCATTCGCTTTGTTATAGTATCAGTTGGGGACTCACTTTGTGCAGTCTCTAAGTCGAAAGCCATCTCTCTACGTTGCATTAGATCAGCTTGCTCTTGTTCTGCCCTGGCTCTAGCTGAGTCTACCGTGTTTCTCCCAGACGCTACTCGTTCCCTAGTCTCTAGTTCTCGGCCCTTGTCTATAGACCGAGCCATCTCGGTCTTTTCTTTGAGATCAAGTTCCCGGTCTTTCCGCTTCATAGCTTCCATGTGCATATTCACTTGCCCCTGAATCTGAGTCTCAGTGGCCTTGAGGCCAATCTGATTCTTCTCAGAAGCCAACTGAATTGCTTGCTGTTGCTGTTGTGCAGCAGCTTGCTCTCGTTCCTTGGATTTGGTTCGGAGCTCTAAGCGAGACGGGATCAGTATCTCTCCAATATTAATATCTTGGAGCATTGTCCTGAATATCTCAGCCATACCCTCTTCACCAACGACTCCCATGATAGCTGGATTACCGGCGATAGCTTGTAGGAATTCCATTCGCTTCCCTTGCTCAGCAGCCTTGATGGTTAGTGCAGCGGAGCCTTTGCCTACTACTTCGATATCCCCGGTGTAGTTCAGTTCCGGGTATTTCTTAAGGTTCCAATAGAACTGTAACTCTACTCTCGGAATTATAACTCCATGGTCAATATGGCGTATAGCATCTTTGATACCCTTTGAAGCACTCTCAAGAAGCATGGAGAGGCCCGATGCCGTTTGAGCTGCTCCTCCAGTTCGCTCGTTACCATAAGCATACCTAGGAATACCTGTCGCATCATCTGCCCTTAGTTCAAACTCTTTATAAACGCTAAGTAACTCAGCAGCGATGGACGGAACAGTACTAAAAGTAACTGCTCTTCCTCCCGCACCAGTAGGATCAGAGGTAACTTGCCAAATCTTGAATGGAGTAATCTCAGTAATATCTCCTGCATCCGCTAAACGGTCTATGTAAATCTCAGCCTGTGGACCAGCAGCAGCACCCATGTTGTTTGCTAACGCTCTTGCTGTAGCGTTGCACATCCTCTGCTCTGAACGCATGAGATTCGGGAGGGATCGACCCCAGAAAGAACCTGGGCGATTCTGGAAAGAGGCTTTATAGTACGGGCGTCTCTTCATTGGATCATCATTGAGAAGCACTTTGATGACTGTGTTGCCAACTAGTATAGCCTCGATTTCTACTTCATCTGTGTCTCTCTTGTTTACCAGCTCGGACTCAGGATATCCCCAATCTCTAACAGACTTAATGCTAGCTGGTCCATGAAAATGTAGAGCATGAATAATATTACGATTAGAATGAAAAGAACTACCTCTGGCTTCTTCAGTTGCTTTCTCATCTTCAATGTCAGTATTCCACCAGTTAACAAACTCCGGTGCAGCATACTCTTCAAGTATCTCATCTATCTCAAAATCCTTATATCCGTTCTCTGCCCCCAGGCCCTTCATTGAAACTAGGTCTTTTCTCTCTAAACGCATGTGCTCAATTAGAGCGCCATCCCCTATGCGATTTGCAGAGGGAGACGGGTACATATCCAATGGGTTCACTGCTTTGTTGAAGAAGACATAATCATCTTTCTCAACTAGCTGTCCTTGGTTCCAAGAGCACTTCTTACGTTTAGTAATAATCGGCCCCTTGAGGAAAGCTGTTGGATACACACAGAAGTTGTCTACAAAGTCCGACAACGCTTCTTCCCAGTCTCCAGCGTCCAACTGATCCTCTATCATTTTCTCCATGTCCTTCATCTCGGACTTGGCAACCATCTTAATCTCTTCCCTGATCGTTTCCTTTACGTCTCTACGAGCTTTGTTCATCTCTCTGAGACGCATAGCTACTTTAGATGCGGGGGTAGGTGGCTTAGCTGCCTGGGAACCCTGGGCTCCCTGGGATTCCTGGGGGTTCTGGGTACTCTGAAGTGTCTGAGCAACAGCTTCTGGCGCTGCTTCGTTTGATGCCGGAGGAGGAGCACCTTGACCCGCAGCACCAGAAGTTTCTTTAGACTCTGCTTCTTTCTCAGCTTTCTCGAAATTAGTGAACTCTTCCTCCAGCCGCTTCTCAATCTCTTCCATGAGTTCAGGTGAGATGTCCTCAACTACCGAGGCGTTTACTTCCCACGCCCTTCCGTTCGAGGGCATTAGGATGTCTTTGATCCAGCTAGCGCAGGCTCTGCACTTAGTGGAAGTAATATTCATATAAATCAGAGAGCCGCCATCTGATCCAATCTTTGCTAAGTCAGAGGGAGAATAGGAACCATTAAACGCACGAAGAGACTCTAGCATTTCTTCTTCTATGCCTGAGTCCCGCCTAGCTGTCTTGTTCAGTTCAAAGTTATTAATTATGTGACCAGCTAGAGAAGAATTGAATTGCTCCATCCTCTCTGCTTCAAACTCTTGAGTAGCTTCGAGGGCTCCATTTGATAGAACCTCAGCAGCCACTTGAGCAAGCGTCTGGACAAATACTCCTTCTTTCCCCTCTATTACAAAGCTCTCTTCCATATTTCCTTCTGGGTATTTAGTTAAATGCTAATCGTATTGTTATAAAGTTCAGTTATATAGTAGCCGTAGTAATCAATTTCTTATACCCAGAAGTAGTTTGCTTTAGCTACGTTACGCTTCATAGCCATCTTTGGAGTATAGGCAAAGGTGTTACCAGCGAAGGTTAGTGCAATAGAATCAGCTATATCCGGGGAGTCTAGGCCACGTTTCTTCATGTCCTTCTTCGTGGATAGCTGTATCTGCATCTTGTTATTGTAAGCATAGGTCATTGCAGCTAGCTGGGATTTCAGATCATCGTTCTTTGGAAGAGACGCTCCGTTGCTCAGCCAAGTTCTCATTTCACCCCAGAGTTGCCCTCGAAGGTTGAAGTAAGTCTTCGGATCAGAGGACCGAGTGGACACTACTACCTCCACTACCGGGAGTCCAAGCTGTTTACAACGGTCATAGACCCCAGCACCAACTCCAATAGAGTCTACAAAGATTCGCTGTGGCATCCACTTACGATGATAGTCCAAGACTCTCGCTGAAACTTCCATATTGTCCAGGCCAGAGAATGTAGTAACATCAAGGAGCTTTGGTCCCTGTCTCAACGTGAGGACTGTCTTATCGCTCCCAAACCTCGCTACGTCCACTCCAGCTACTTTTTCAAAGTTAGCGTAGCTGCCCTTAGGCAAGTCGGATTCCATAGCTTGTTCAACGTAGTCCACTGGTATGAACTGATCTTCAGACGCCCTAGGGAACTGCGCTAGTACTCGGATTCTATAGAAGTCACTATCTTCTCCATAGAACTCCGCCATTTCCGCTATCCACTCCGGCTTTACCTGAGAACTTCCAGCAGCATGGAATGTCTGGAGAACCCATGGGTTTATCTCTCGGTCGAAGATTTCATAGAAACGCCCAGAGTTTCGGACTGGGTTGCTGGTCATTATGAAACGTCCCCCGGACCCAGTACCTAAAGTACCGTACAGCAAGTCAAAGACTCCCTCATCAATACCGGATGCTTCATCAGCAAGTATAATGTAGTTCTCAGCATGACCACCCTGTAGAGACTCTTGGTTCTCTGCTTTAGCCGTGACCAGATGGGCTGCTTGAGTTGGATTGCTTTTGAGGAAGACTCGTTCCTTGGTAATCTCAAAGAAGTCTTTGAACATCTCTGGCATCTTCATATGCCATTTGATAAGCTCGGTATTGAAAACTCGACCTAGTTGCTGGAACGAAGGAGAAGTAATTAGTATTCGACAATCAGGTAGGGTCAAAAGGAAGTAAAAACAAAGCCAAGTGAGACACGAGGTTTTCCCGGCACCCTGGCACGACTTGACGCAAATCCTAGCCCCTGGGGCATTTGCGGCTAATATCAGTGCTGACTGTTGCTCATCTGGTACAACCCCGAAAAGAGAGTGGATAGCTACGAGAGGATCATCTCGCCATAGCTTTATCAGTTCATTGTATTTCTGAGAAGGACTCATAGACCCAAGGTTAGCTTGGGTCGCTGGTACGGAGTAATGCTTAGTTGTCATCTGGGTATTACTCCTGAATTTCCCACTCTTCTGTTACGAGGTCGTCTGGTTCTGGAGAAACGTAAGTAACAACTCTGTCTCCAGAGACAACTTTCTTTGGCTCAGTTGGCTTCCCTGGCTCTCTGGTTTTCCCCTGGTTTCTATGCAACTCTCTTACCGCTCCGGTCTTCGCCATGTCGATTAGATGATCCAGTGCCTTGTTTGGATCAAGCTCAGTGACCTCGACCCGTTCGATAAATGCCCCGATTGTCTTGCCTAAGAGTTCAATGGTCTTCAAGATATGGGTCTTATTCCTAGGGTCCCCACTTTCCTTTAGCTGACTGAGCTGGTCGATCAGTTCGGACTGTACCCTGGCTTTACTTATGTCCTGGTCAATGAACCGCCTTTCCCTAAGCTCTTTGATATAAGACGCGACATTGGGAAGTGACCTAAGATACATCCCCCTCAGGGAACAGGCTTTTTCGAAATGAGGCTGAGCTTTGTTTGGATCATTCTTAGCGTATAGGAGTCCCACTTGGAGCCCAGCTTGTTCCAATGCTAACTGGTTCTCTCCGGTATGGACATAAACCCAAGCATAGATGGACTCTGCATCAGTGAGAGTGGTCTCCGTCCCAGAAGTTGAAAGTAAATCTAAAAACTGTTGGTTGATAAGGTTAGTGTTATGTAATACTTTAAGGGAATGCTGAGAACTGACTGAATTAATGGATACCAGGGCTCTAGTCTCTTTCATGTTGGTCAAGTTCTTCCAACATCTAGTGGCGATCAAACCAATGTTGTCAGTAGAAGTATTATATTTCTCAGCTAACTGAGTAACGGTAAGAGTACCCTCGGTGTATTCCTTGACGATTTGCCATTGTTTTTCTTGGTCCAGCTTAGCTGTGTCTAGGGTTCTCTTTCTAGTCTTGGATACCAAAGCACTCTGAGCTTTCCTTGGCTTCCTAGTATTCTTTTTAATTAATCTATTCTCTAGAGCCATGGACTCTTCTAGGTCTTTCCTAAGCTCATCTATTTCTTTTTGTTCTTCTCCTATGAAAGCAAAGGACTCTACTGAGCTGTCTATAGTGTCCTCTGGTTTTCCCTGGATGACACTAGGGTTGTCAGAGGAATTCGATAGATTCTCAGTTGTATTTCTTTTGGATTCCATAGTACTCTTTTGTATATACATTATTAAAGCTCCCTCCTAATGGTTCTTTACTTAGTAACCAGTTCTATAGTATATACTAATGTATTCTATGTATAGTATATACTAAGAATCCATATAATGTCTTAGTAATTCCAGGGAGAGTCCA